AAAGGGTTAGTATAGTCGACTTTTCTTAGAAACTTAAGGTAAGTGTATCCTAAGACTTGATTGGATGCACTAAAATTTTGGCTTTAGGTTTTAAGATACCCCAAGACTTCATCTTGGTACCGTAAAACATATAGATCTTGTCTTTGAAGCTGTTGTAGCGAGCAATTCTGTTTTTAATGCTGCGCTAGTTAGAGAGCTAGCTCTACAAGAAAGTCTTTGAACCCACAACACTATCATCCTCTATAAGACTGACAATTTCTTAAGCATAGCAGTGACACGTTTAGCTTTAAACTCTTCGTTATGAACTAAGTTACGAAGTATGTCTGAGTGAAACTCAATAGCCTTCTTTTTAGCTTCGCTTTGATTTTCAGGTAAACTGTAAAATTTAGTTGAACAAGCAGTAGAGCAGGAACGTTTTGCCCAAGCTAACTAGAGTAGTTTCACTCTCCTTACCGCAACATCTGCAATTAGATAACTTAATTCTGTCCTTATAATTAACATCAGAAGCGCCTGTACTATCAGATAGACGCTTGATGTAGCGTTATTTATGGTAATCGGGATATTCAGCTTTGCCTTTAGGAATCTATGTTGGCTTACCACATATCTTGCACATCTTCTGATGTATACCGTTGAAACTTAACGCATCAACTCTATACTGATCTTTTGTACATGATAAGATACCCTACACCAAGGTTATACTTAGTAAAGAGTATCAACTACAAACTAGCTGTAAGCTAATTAGGCTGTTTGTGAAGCTCGCTGAAGTGTAATGTCAGCAAGAATAAAATCTATTCCCTCTACCAGTTTGACTACGACACTTATGTTAACAGTGTTGCCGTTGATCTGAACAACCAACTGCTTAAATCCGTTCTTAGCATCAGAGGTACTCACTGTAATTCCTTGAGCCAAGTAAGTAGACAAGATGGCCTCACAAGTAGACTTAATCTCCGCAGCAGAGACCGTATTCTTCATCCCAACGTAGATGTTTTCAAGTTGATTTCGGAAGTCATAAGCAAGAACGTCTGCAGCGTAAATTACGTGTCCTCGGTTGAATACCCAGTTTCCATCTTTTCCGTAAGTTGTATTATCTACAACAAGTCGGAACCCACCGGTTTGCGGAGCTTCCCAGAAGGTAATTCCGTTTTGGATAGCGTCGTCGAACATGGTATCTGGATCAAAGTCGATCTGAATGTCTTGCTCAGCAACAGACATAGCTTGAGCAGTGTGTCGAATTCCAGACATGTTGAAGTACTTGAACGTCATCGGGTTTCCAATAGGAGATCCGCCGCGTGCACCAGCAAGAAGAGCAGCGCCAGCCCAAGGTTGAAACCACTTAATAGCTCCTTCAGAGTCGATCTGACGAATATCTTGGATAACCATCTGGATTCGACCGGAAGCCATGGTAGCTGCTTTAGCCTTAGAATCAACGTAAGAGCCTTTGAACGATAAGTAACCTTGTCTCTCAGATTTCTTCTTAGTAGTTGTCATCAAGCTCAAGTGAGTTTTAACAGCTTGATGGATAGCATCGATCGTGTAAGTAGATCCTGAATCAGTCAACTGATCAGCGATATCTGCAGCAGCGTCTCGCGAGAAGAGAGGCACTATAGAGTTAACGCGGAATTTCTCAAACTTAGCAAGAGCGTTAGTGATCTCTGAGGAAGTAGTAGCACCTTTTGATCCGCCGCTCAAGTAAAGAGCATTTGGTACACCTTGTTGATCAGGTAACCCAACTTTCTTAACTTCTGAAGCAGAAGTAAGAGGAATCAGTTCAACTTGTGAAGATAAGTTGAAGAAGTTAGCAACTCGATCAGCGTCTCGTTTGATTCGCGCAGGTTGACGAAGAGTCGATCCACTAAAGAACGCACCAGCACCAGAAACTCGATCAAGAACTGAGAGAGGAAGTTGACCTAATTGAACGCTTGCAGCAGACGCATTCCATCCAGGTAAAGTGTTGATGTAATCAACAACTGACTGAATAGTTGGGAAATTTACTTTGTTAAGTGTGATTGAAGCAGGCGATGCGCCAGTCTGAGTAAGAATAATCTGTGTCGCAGTGATGTCAACAGACGCGCTAGTGCAAGAACCAGAACCATCACGTCCTAAGCTCATGACAATCTCGCCGCCGACTGTATCGCTCTCTTCAAGAGTTGAGACGTTATTTTTAATCGTTAACGTCGCAAGAGGCTCAGATAACGCTGTCGCAAAAGAATGGTTTGAGAGAGCAAGCGACGAGTTAGCGTTTCCTGCACCTAACTGAATACTTCTTCCTAGTCCGTTTCTGTGAATGTTAGTGCCAGCACCTTGAGTCAGCACGATAGTGTTTGACGTTGTACCAGCTGACGCAACAACTGCAGAACCAAGAGCTGTATTTAACGCAGACACTAGAGCAGCAACGTTTGTGTAAGAGCCAGCAGCAATAGTTGCTGTATTTTCTGCTCCACCGTTTAATCTGTATTGAATTTCATCGTTGACGCCAGCAGTGATAACAACTGGAAAAGTGATTGTGCCAGAGATGATTCTAGCTGCAACCTCTGGAATAATAATGTTCTTGAACGTCAACTGATTTCCACCGATTCCCCACTCAAGTGAGCGAATTCTTCCGTAGTCGTTTGTACCGCCGCCAGCAGCAACAGGATCAAGGATCGCTTGAGTAGACGCATTTGTTTTGTAGATGTAGACAGCTTGCGCTCCGCCAGGAATAGCACCGTCAGCTCCAGGAGCAAACAACATATTACAAGCATCTACGATCGGACCGCGTCCGTACTTAGCTCGAAGTTGTGGAAGTTGATCTGGACTAAAAACGTTATTAGCGATGTTAGTCTCTGCGGAACCAGGAGTTCCCGCGTCTGCTTCTCCAAGAATCGCAACGATACCTGTTGGACTAAGAGGAAAACCTCCGCCAAGGTCGATTGTAGTCCTAGAGTAAGCACCTGGTTTGAAAATTGTAGCGCCGTTAAAGCTCACATTAATTGCCATATAATCATGTCTCCTGAGTCAAGTTTCTATAGCACAATTATAACATAGATGTTAAGTTAGGTTAAACTAACTTAATCCCGTACTTTCTTAAAGCCTCATCAAATTCTGCCATCGTTGCTATCACAGATATACCACGTCCCTTAAAATCGGCCTTAATAATTTCTTTGCGATGATGAGCCGGAATTTGAGGTTCTCTTAATACGTACCATGTATCAAAATCTACCTTTAACTCCTCTGTAATCGCGCTTGGAGCCTCTTCAGCTTCTGTCACTTCGATAGCTTGCTGTTCGGCCGCATCTTCAAGCTGCATTTTTTTCTTCTTAGACATAAGTTGCTCCTTAATACCTATTTTAACCGGTTAGTCGGTTAAATATTCATGTCTTCGTCGCCGTCGTCGTCGCCGACGCGGCTCACTATTAAACCATCGTTGCTGGTAGTGTTAACTTCTGCTATATCTACGTCAGGTGATGCAGCTACATCGCTAGCCGGTGGTAGTCCAGTGGCGGGATCTATATTTAGATGTTCTATCTCAGATAACGGCTCAGCGTTCCAGAAATTCTGAGTTGTACACCTAAATCTTATCCATCTTGTCCAGATGTTCTCCATTATTTTCCCAACATCTTTGTTGTAGTCTGATGCGCTGAACGTATGTAACTTAAGACCTAGCCTATGGGCCATCAACTTATGCTTAAAAAGTATGTAGGCAACTATGTAATAGAGCCATAGAACATGGTCTCCTGCTTTGTTAGCATGCACTCCGATATCAACCATGCAAGTAAACACGCCTGTGCCTGTCTCATTTACGTCGTCAAAAACACCAGCAAAATCGTTAAGTGCAGCCTTACTCTCATCTTCAGTTTCATTAGCTAAGTGAACACTGATGCATGGGATCTGCTGCACATTGAAGGACCAGGCTTTGACAACTGGAATCTTAGTTGTGGAAAACCACTTCCATATGTCGTCTAGATACTTTAATCCGTAGTTGTCATTAAGTTCATCTTGAGTGAACTGCCAAAACAAGTCGTAAAACTCTGCTTTGTTAACGCGCAGAGACTTGATGCCGTGCTCTAACACCTTCTGGACTACGATTTCAGGAAGTACCCATGCCATTGTATATTATACCTTTTTAAATATCTGATGCGTGTATAGGGTTTAAATTTTTAAAGCTACATGTGTCTTTTAATTGGTCCAGATTTGTTAGACCAAGGAAGCTTAGTGGTCTTATATGGTTAGTACACCAACCTGCTCTAGACCAGCTACTCTTCCAATTCGTCCCAGACTCAAGCCAACTCTCTGGGTAGTTTTTAAGTTCTTCTGTTGAGCCGCTTATATCTCTTGCTGCAGAGCTATCGCGATTATCTCTGAGTGCTTGGTTTAGTGCTGCGGCTGCTCTTAGAATATGCATCATCATAAAATTAATATCCTTGTATTTTTGCTTATCTTTTCGTCTAAGTATACCTATCATTACACTTAGCTGAGTAAAGTTTAACGCTACTCTTCGAGTAATTAAAAAAAATATTATACTTAATATAATTAAATTTTAAATTGTTAGTTTCTCTAGCTTTAATTGGCCTAAGTAAACGATCATAGCTAGGCGAACAAGACTCTCCTAGGTAAAAGCTTTGCCAATCTGTACTGCGATGTTCATGTTTACTTAAACAGCTCATTAAAAACTTTCCTCATAGCTTTGAATAATACTCTTAACGATGTTGTCATGCTCATCTTGCAGCATACTATTGATCTCTTGTAAGTCTTCAGTGAAGTCTTTCTCTTTCTCAGGAAGAACCCATTGAGTTGCTCGGTTTTGCTTGCTAGTAGCTGTCCTAAAGTTTACTTTTGACTCTTTAGGCTTAACTTTATTATACTGAGCAACAGAAGCTTCATACCTTTGAGCATATATCGCTTTCTGCGCGTCAAATATGTTAGCGTGAATCGAAGTCTTTGGAGTTTTACTAGGCGCACCAACTGGAATCACTTTATAAATACCACTTCCGTCTTTCATAGGCTTAACTCCATTAGCTAAAAGCTTATCTAGCATGGGAAACGGAGGTTCGCTAAAATCTGTGATCCCTGACTCCGTCTCTAGTATGAAAGCACCTGGTCTTGGACGAAGCTCGTTGATGAACTCAGATGAATCTTTTTGTACGCCTGACTGGACAGCTAAATCTACAGCATCGTTCATCTTTTCTTGAAGTGCCACAGAGATCTCCATCTCTGCTTTTTTAGCGATCTGCTCTACAGCATCTTCATCGAGACCTTTGTTTCGCAGTATAGCTTTTAATTTTTCTATCTCAAGGAATATATTAATCATTTAGCTTATCGCGCTTAATTGCCCTAGCACGAAGATCGTGCAAGAAGTTTTGTTTCTCAAGGTCGGTCCATTCAGGGCTAAACGTAATCTTAATCTTTCCGTTAGGAGAGATTTCGACTTGAGGGCGCGGAAGATACAGATAATTTTCATCGTGAATTTTTGCTGGGTTCAGCTTATATGCGCTGTAAGCTTCTACAACTTCAGGTGTCTTTCCCATATCATCTATCTTTGACTGCAAATCTCTAAGCTTACGCTCAAGTTCATCGATCTCTGATCCTGCAAGTTGAGCAAGATCATTGTGTTTTTGAGTTAATGTGTGTACAACTTCTTCTAGCTTCTCAAACAATGACATAATCTTAGATTCAACTTGCTGTAAGTCTACTGCCATACCATTTCTGATCTGCTCTCTAATCGTTTCCATCTCCTGATAGATGTTGCCGATATTGTATTTTTTATAATTCTCAATCAACGAGTGAATTCCGCCATGCAGTGCGTCATCTGGAAGATCTTTATCGTCAAGCAACTCTAATTCTTCTTCGTCTTCAGGAAGATACCATTCAAACACGCTCATTAAAGCAGCAGTCATTTGAGGAAGAGATTTGTTTGTCCATTGATAAACAGTCTTGTGGCCGTCGTTCACTCTACCAGAGTAGATATCGTTCATATGTTTTCTAATATGAATGGTGTATGTGTCAAGTACAATTTCTTTAAAATCTTCGTCTTGCATGTCTTTAACTTCTTCACGAAGTTTTCTAAACATGCCGTTACCTACAAGCTTAAGAGCATCACCGTGAGTGATCTCGTAAACCGCATCTGCTCTTTGGCGAATGATGTTTTTCTCTAGCTTCTCTAGAGCAATCATTCCACGCAAACTCTTACCCATCTTGTATTTAATTAGATATTTAAGAGGCTCAACGCAGCAGTCACGCAAGTCGTCCCAAGGAATATCTTGCGGCTCAAACCATCGAGGTTCTTTTATTTCGTCTGTTGATTTAGGTTCACCAGTCCAAGATTCAACAAGAAAAACTTCGGTTTCGTTGCCGTTAAGTTTTCCGGACCAAATTTTCTGAGGATTTCTTCCAGTAACTCCAAGCTCCTCTTTAAGTTCTCTAAGAGCTGTGGTAGCTTTATCACCGTCTTCTGTGTCCATGTGGCCACCAGCGAAAGCTAAGCCTCCAGAGCTATGTCTACCAAGACAAACTCTTCCG